TTCTTTTGTTCTTCTTCAGATAACTTAGGCTTAGGAGGAACAACTGCAGTAGGTGCAGCTGCTGGTGCAGCAACTTGAGTAGCAGGTGCAGCAGGATTAACTACTGCAGCAGGAGCACCAACTGAACCTTCAGGTAAAGGTTGATCAGGATACTTAGCTCTTAAAGCTGCTAAAATTGCTTGTTTATTTGCTCCAGGTCTTTGTAAAGTAGCCTGAGCATTTGCATAGTCTGTTTCATACTCTGTTTTAGTAGCAGTAGTAGACGTAGTTGCACCTTGTGGAGCATTAGTAGTAGTAGCACCAGTAGACCACGTAGTAGGAGATTCATATCCAGTGTATACACGTTCCCCTGCAGCCATCTGCATATTACCTATCTCTTGAATCTCTTTCTTAATTTGTAATATATTAGCATTAGTTATATTTTTATTAGTGATTCGTAATCCCTCAGACAATAAAGGTGACTTAGCTGGATCAGTATACATCGCTAGATTATCTTGTTCAATCTTAAGTCTATCAACTAAAGAGTCAACTGTTTTACTTAAATTTTTATTATACTCTACTTTGTCTTGTTGTCTATATTTATTGAAGTCTCGTTTAAATTTATTAGCTTCTGAGATCACAAACTTAGTTTTCTCTTGCTCTAATTTCATTTCTAATTGTTGTTGTTGAGCCTTTATTCGATCTTGTGCTATATCTTCTCTACTTCTAGCAGCACCATTATCAGCTTGTTCTACCATTCCACGTAGAATACCCTTTCTTTCGGAAGGATTAACATTACGATAGGGACGAGCAGCTTCTTCACCAAGTTCTTTTGCAATCATATCAACTTGTATATTATAAAACTGTTCTTGTAATTCAGGAGATTGAGTATCCCAAGATGTAAGAATCCCATTAGCTCCTCTAGCTATTTTCTCAAGAACTTGTAGTTCTCTCTTACTATTAGAGTCTTTAACTTCATTTTCTTTAAGAGTCATTTGTTGACTAAGTTGAAGAGATTTCATACGAGCGTCTGCTGCATCTCTAGTAAGACCATCTTCTTCTAAACGATCAGCCATAATGCTAAGAGCCATTGCTGGATTCTTTAACTCTTCTGGAGAAAGTGTTTTAAATACAGAGTCCATAATTTGAGCTCTACGTAACTCAGGATCAGTAGACTGACCTCCAAGTAAAGAGTTGATACCTCGACCTATACTTCGAGCAGAGTTAATCCTAGAAGCATAGTTCATAGCCATAGGATCTAATTGTGCTTGCGTACGTGTTCTTTGTTCAAAGTCAAGATCAGATGCCCTACGTGCTTCTAAAACAGAGGGTCCAAATAAACTAGTTGGTTCAGCCATTATTAATATTCCTTAAATTAGTAATTTAAACCAGGAATTCGTATACCACCATATAAGGTTGGGTCTACAAAGGAATCTCCTAACTGATGTGCTTGTACACCTTCAGTAGATTTAAGACCACCCCCACTACCAAAGATACCTCCCCAATTTATTTGATCACCTATTGTTTTCCAAGAATCTCTTTCAACAGAATCTTGATACAAAGATGTTAGATAGTTTTGTTTATTAATACCTTGATTTATATTAGCAGCATTTTGATTAGAAGTAGTAGCTATGTTGCCCATATTCATACCTGTAGCCATAGTACCCATACCTAAGTTCTCTATGTTAGTACCATAACCAAATAGAGTATTAGCAGTTTCATAAGGCTGTGTAAGATAACTTTGACCTAGACCATATAAAGCACCAGCACGTTGGAAGTCTTGTGCCTGTATATCACGAGAACGATCTTCAGCACCCATAGCTAAAGATTGATTCTGTTGCTCACGAGCCATTTGCATTGCATACTGTTGTGGATTAACATATCCACCACCCATGCCTACACCTTGACCTAAAGTACCACGACTAAATTGTAGATCGTTTAAACGACTTGATTCAGCAGCACGAGCTGGTTCTAATAGAGCTAGATTCTTGTTAAAGTAATCTTGTGTCATAGCATCTAAATCTAAGTTAGCTGCTCGATCAAACAAACCCATACTATAATCAGTTACTTGTTTACCAAAGTCCATCTGATACTGTTGAGGCATAGCCGCATCAGCACCTGCATAGAATTTATCTCTAGTAGAAGATAGTCTAGGATCTAAGGTATAACTAGCAGCTTTTGTTTTAGGATCTATTTTAGAGCTACCAAATCCAGATGTAACTGCATATGGAGTAAACGTAGGGGCTTGTGCAGTCATACCATTGCCACCTCCACCACCACCTCCACCACCAAAGGAACCTGCAATATCAGCAACACCTGACAAATCTCCACTAAAGAGTTTTGCTCCACCTTTAATAAGTTTACCTATCTTAATTCCCATTGTATTTTACCTTTATTTTTTAGTAACCTATAGCAATCCATGAAACATTTACTGCAATATCTTCAGAAAATACTTGAAATTGACTTAAACTATAAGGCAATGCACCAGCAACAGCACTATTAACAGCTCCTGGATTTGGTGTTTGTTTTTGACCAACGATTGAAAAAACAGCTGTTGTAAAAGCAATTGGATAATTGATTGCAGCAGATGTACTATCAGTTGGAGCTGTATTTGTTCCCCATTGAATAATTAACCCACCAGGAAGTTTTTGATACCCACTAGAAGATAAAGATTTTGTAAAGTCCGTTGTATATACACCATTAGTAACAGTACCTGCATTACCAGAAACTGTACCAGTTACGTTACCAGTTACAGCACCTGTATGAACTCCAGCAGTATTTCCTGTAAGATTACCTGTAAATGTAGCTACAACTGTACCACCAGTAATAGCAACAGCATTAGCATTTTGTGCTGCCATTGTTCCAGGAGTACCAACAGCAGTAGTTACAAAAGCAGTAGTAGCTAATTGAGTAGTATTATTACCAGCAGTAGCAGTAGGGGCTATAGGAGTACCTGTAAATGTAGGAGAAGTAGTATCTGCTTTACTAGAGATTGCAGTAGCAATAGCATTATATTCATCATCTATTTCACTGCCTTTAATAATCTTAGCAGGATTACCTGTAAGTAAGGCATCCTTTGTATAGAAGTTTGTTGCTTTTACATAGTTTGCCATTATACCATCTTCCCTGTTTTCAAATATATTGTTAGTTGTTGTAAGCTAACTGGAGCACCTTCAATAGGAACTTCCACACCAAATTGTAATATTTTACCTGAACCACCTAAATGCATAGTAATATCTTGAATAGCACTACCAGCAGTAAACTCACCTATGTTATATTCAGATTTATTATACTCAGCTGTTCCACCAACAAAGTCTTTTGTATAAGTTCTACTTGAATAAGCATTTTGATAATCAAAACTATATTTAAAAATTACATCTTGAGACCCAGAAGCAATTACAACCATACTAGCTTTCTTCAAGAATTTAAGACTAAAGGGTTCACCAGCATCTATATTAGATGTATAATACTCTAAGCGATAAGTAGCTTCATTATCTAAGTATCCAAAGTATCTTCCAATACCTCCTGCCATACCTAGATACAAGTTTCTATCTCTAGTCTTACAAAGAGCCTTAGGAATAAAACCTTCCCAAGTTGTTACACGAGCAGCTCCATTTTCTAATGATTGTCGTAAGTCAAAGTAAAACGATTGTTTGAGTGAAGGTAGTACTAGAAGATAGAAAGCATCTCTCTCAAAGTACACACTCTTAATCTCTGTTAGTACTTCACCTGAAATATATGTAACTAAATCATCTCTAATATTCATAGACAAGTCACGCATAGGCATACTCTTATCTTGAACTACTCGGTTAAAACTACGTACACCACTATTACTTAAGAATATTAAATCTGTACCTGTTTGTTGAATTGTGTCACGAGCAATACATCCAACACCTGTAACTACATCAGCAAGAGTAATATTAGTAGGGTCTTCAGGTGAATTGTATATAACAATATTATTACGACAGAAGATAATAAGGAAATTATTATGTGAGGATATACCTGTAATCTCATCACTACTACCAACAACAGTCTCAATGTCTATTAAACCTGAACCTACTCCTGAAAATAGAGCACCATCTAATAACTGGCTATAGTAAACTGTTGTCTTAGCACCAGTAACACCTGCTACCCAATGTCGACCAAAAGCTGTATGTGAACAGTCAGGGTCAAAGGTAGCTACTCCTGTAGGCTTAGTACCATAGTCACCTATTCGTTGCCAAATGTAAGTATCAGTATGGTTTTTCTTACGATAGACAAGGAGTGGATTACCTGTTTGAGCAGCAAACCCATACATTGTATTACCATAACCAGCACCTTCTGCTAGTTGTGAGAATTGCCATCTATTACCAGTAAAAGTAATTGTAAGATTAGTTGTTTGATCTGCTTGTTTAACTGGGAGTTCTGTAAGAGTAGTAGAACCACTATACATCTTACCACCACCACAATCTTTTTCTTTTCTTCTCC